AGCGATTAACAATGACAACGTCCCTGCCTTTGCAAGGGGTGGTCAAGTTGGTCCAGTAAACAAGAAAGCAGTTTTTCAAGCTTCTGGCCGTAGAGGTCAAACATCACAACACTTCGAGATCAATGTTCACGGCGACGTGTCCAGACAGTCTCGCAAGGAAATCGTCTCAATGCTCCCCGAGATTGCTAACGGGGTTAACATGTATAACAAAGAAAGAGGAAATAGATGAGTATCAGGACATACGAGTTTGAGGGTAACACCATTGTTGCCCCACTCCGCATCGAATCTAACGAACCTGTTTTCATCAACGATTCAATCTCACTTTCTCAGTCAAGAGCCTCGCAAGGGGCTCAACGCTGGGAGATTAGTTTTGACTTGCTGATGAAGGACACTGAAGCAGACGCTCTAGTGGCCATGGTTTCCACACGATCAGCACCACAAGTTATGGAGTTTCCACAACTTAACGACGTCAACAAGAAGGTTACCACTACCTCACCCGCTTCAACGGCTGCAAGCGCTCTGACAGGCTCCACGAGTATTTCAGTGACTTGCTTCGGTCTTATCCCCAAAGGTTCTTTCGTTAAGTTCTCAGGACATGATAAGCTCTACATGTTGACTGCCGACCGTGAGAGTAGCGGGACTATGACCTTTTTCCCAGCCTTGATTGCGCCCGTCAACGTTTCCGAGAGTGTTTATCACCCTGGATCCGAGGGCGTTGCTTTCAAGTACTGGAAGGATGAGGCTACCAGTCTTGGTGTCACCTACGAAGATGGTGTTCTTGCCTCCGTTCAGGGGCTTAGACTCTTGGAGGCGCTATGAGAAACAACATACCTGCAGGCTTTGTTACTGCGCTCTCTCAGAAAGACCTCAAGTTCTACTTCATTGTGGCTATCCATGCGACTTCTGCCTCTTACTTCTTTTCTAGCTTTCCAACTACAATGACTATCGATGGTTACCTTGTCCATGGTGGTGCAAACCTCGTGGCTGTGGACACACCTCGGGCGAGCAGCTCAGTTGACAAAGAGCAGTTCAAGATTGTTCTGGCGGGGGGTAATCCTATTCCTCTGTCAGACCACAAGAACGGCCTGGCTGGCAAGAAGATGGAAGTGTGGATTGGTCGTTTCGACACCAATGGTGCTCCTGTGGTGAGCTCTTTCAACGATATGCTTCTGGCTTACCGCGGAACTGTTGACCAAGACTCAATCAGTAATGACTTTGAATCACTACAAGTCATCGTCACGGGCTCTTCACCTATGGCCAACCTTGACCAACGAGGTGGGTATCCGGTGTCGCGCGATGGCATGGACCAAATCAATGTAAACGATACGAGCTTTGACTTTCTCTATAAGGGGTCGTCTAAGACTCTGGAATGGGGGAAAAGCTAATGGCTATCTTTACACTACTTGTAGCGGCTAACGTAATCACCTTATCAACTACTGCTCTATCCATCCTCTCTCTTGGTACCAGTATGTTGTACCAGCGAATCCGCCAGAAGAAGATGCAAGACCGCATGGAAGCGGACATGGACAAGCAAAAAGGCTTTGAAATCGCTGTTGATGGCGAAGCCTTTGACCTTCCAGTTCTGTATGGCAGGGGTAAAATCGCAGGAGGTCGGACTTACTACGAAGTCAAGTCAGACTATAACAGTTTCACTAACCTGTTGGTTGACCTCGAAGGCGGGGTTCGTGAACCCGCAACAGGCGCTTGGTACACCGCAGATCAGACTTATTTCCGTATTGTCACCTACTCTACAGTAAATGGCTTGACGCCCCCAAGTCAAGTATACGTCCTCTGGGGCGGCTACACCAAGACCAACAACGCCACTGACCCTACTCAGGCTCTCCGAGCTGACTCTTCCGCAATGGACAGCAACTACTCTGACTATAGTGAGTCAACCGGCTCTGTCTATGGTAATGATGGTGCAGTCTACCTCAAGGGCTCAGTCGTGAACTCTACCACTGCAATGGTTCAGGTCAGCTTCGGCGGAGGCGAGGGGGAAGTGACCGCTGGCTCCACGGCAACTATTACCGACTACCAAGTCTACAAAGTTGTTCCCGATACTAACACCAACTCCAAGAGCGCTTACTTTGCTCACGGCCTTGAACCCGGAGAGACAATCAATGGTGAAAAACGAGAGTTCCTGTTCCTACAGCAGGCTGTCGCCTATGGTGGTATCAACCGGGTAGTTGACATTGATGTTAACGACAAGCCTTGGGATGACGAAGACTACCAATACGGTCAACGGATCCACTTCTATCGCAACGGTAACGTAGCAGATCCAATGGCAGTTGCTAACTTCACCATCGCCAACCCCGAGAATATGACATTCACGAACACCGCCTACGCTAGTATGGTATTCCGTCTCAACAGAGACGACTACAACTACTCAGGCTCTGTTCCAAACGTTTCCTTCTACGTTGAAGGTATGCGAATCAAATCAGTCAATAAGGTAGGACAAGTCTACTCACTCAGCGATGACAAAGCCTACTCTAACAACCCTTCTTTGTGCCTCCTTGACTACTTGATGAACCCTATCTACGGTAAGGGTCTGAAAGCTGAACAGATCGACCTTGAGAGCTTTTACAACGCAGCTCAAATCTGTGACGAGGAAGTCATGTCTAATCAGGACATGGGTGGTAAGATCAACGGTGTTAGGCCGACCGAAGAAGGCGATCCTCAGACCCCCATCAAGGTTTCAGTAAAGCGGTTTGCCTGTAACATGGCAATTAACACCGGAACACCTATTCGGGAAAACATTGAAGCTTTCCTGGAGACAATGCACAACGCAGAGCTTGTCTGGTCCGGCGGTAAGTACAAGCTTCAACTGGCTTACCCTACTTCTGAGATTGAGCAAGATGCGGCTGTTGTCATGTCTTTCGACAGCTCCAACATTATCCGCAAGTCTATCAGCATTAGCTGGCCTTCTATGTCGGACAAGTATAACCAAGCGACTATTCGCTTCAGGGATGAATCTAGCGACTACGGAGAAGACAGTGTTAGCTGGCCTCCCCGTTACAGTGCTGTTCATAAACAATTCCTTGAAGAGGACCGAGGTGTAGACTCTACCTTCGAGATGTTTGCGGCAGGCACTACCGATCGCTACCACGCTCTAGCCAAGGCCGAGCAGCTTGTCCGGTCGAGCCGTCGATCAATCACTCTAGAGATGACTGTCGACACCACGGGTATCTTGTTGGAGCCCGGTGACCTTATTCGAGTCACTGAAAGTACTACTGGCTTCCAGAGTGATGAGCTTCTCCCCGTTGATGATGTCTTCAAAGTCGAAGAGATCAAGACAAACGAAGATCTCACTGTGAATGTCAAGGCAGTTGGCTTCCGTTATAACGACCTTGCGTGGAATGTAGACGACAACATCGGCTATGCCTACACTTACCAAAACATCTACAGACTTCCTATCCCGACGAATATCCAGCTGCTGACCGATGACTTCACGTCTATCAAGGCAGACACTACAGGTGTTCTCACTTGGGATGACCCAACTGATGTGAACGTTCGTGACTGGGTCGTTGAAGCCTCTCTGATCAACCCGCCGGACCCTGTCGACCCTGTTCCTCTTGACCCAGGGTTCTCAGCTCGTGAGTTGGATATCTTCAACCTGTATGCCTCTATTCTGTATAGGCAGCCAGACCAATCAGGTTTTGACTTCTGGAACGCTACAACTCTAGATATTGCCACAATGAGCCAAAGATTCTATGCTGCTGCTGAAAAGCAGTGGGTAGTCTTGGGCACAACTACTGTCCCCCGCTTTGAGATTCAAGGTCTGAACACTGGTGCCTACGACTTCAGTATTCGATCTCGTGATGGTGTTAACAACAAGTCGGCCAGAGGTATCTACGCCAACTCAGCCTTCCAACGTAATAACCTGATCTTTGGTGACATTGACCCCGTTTCTGGTCTCACTATTTCCAAGACCACTGAAGGCGTTTACAGTGCTGACTTCCTTGATCTTGACGTCCGTTTTACTCTCATTGAGAAAGAGCTGGCGGCTGCTCGCTACAGGATTACCCGAGACGGAGACACTTGGTCATCGACAATAACAGAAGTTATTGACCCTGCAGTTGCATTTGATCCTGGTTTCACCCAGAGAGAGCTCGACATTTACAACGCTTACTTAGAGATCTTTAGTAGGCAGCCGGATCAACCAGGCTTTGATTACTGGGTCGCTACTGATGTATCTATCCAAGGTATCCGGGCCAACTTCCAAACTGTTGCTGACAATTTAGCTATCACTCCCAGCATTAACATCGCAGGAGCTAGCGCGACAGTCAGCTTCGAGTTCTCAGACCCAACGGGCTCTGCCATTGTCAGTACACCTATAATGATCCAGATTCCTGGAGAAGAAGGTGCTCCTGGCCTCGACGGTAAGACTGTTGCAATTTCCGTTGGAGAAAACGGGGCGGTATTCGCCTACGATCAAACAGGCCAGAACCCCTTCCCTGCTAACGTTACTCTCTCGGCTGTCGGGTACAACTTCCAGGGTACAAAAAATTACTCTTGGTCAGTTGATGGGGTTAGTAGTGTCAACACCGAAGACTTTGTATATACACCACCACCTAATCGCTCTTCGCTACCTGACGTTGTCAGGCTAGTGATGTACGACGATGGTGTACCTGCTGGCGAAGACTATCTCTCTATCGGGGGCACACAGGCGGGTAGTGATGCTATCCAAGTCTTCTTCGATAACCCGTCGCAAGCTCTGGCGGCAGAAGCCAATGGTGCTGTGACTAACTACTCTAGCACAGGTGGTACCTTCCGAGTCTTCCAAGGCCCAACTGAACTGGACTACGACCCAACACCGATTGCTGGTGAGTGGTTGATTGCAGACTCAGTCGTCACTCAGGGTACGATTACCGTTGGCGCGTTCTCTAACGGGTCTGTTGGCAACCATGCTAACATGTCCACGGATCGCGCAGTGATTGAGTACACCATTACAGGTAAAGACCTAAATGGTAACGACTTCTCCAGAGTCTTCCAGCAGTCTATCTCAAAGGCAATTGCTGGCGAAGATGGAATAGTTGGTGATCCTGGTCCAATCGGGCCTCCTGGAAAAACCGCTAAGATAACCATAGCTTCAGGTAAACTAGCAATGAAGTACAACACCGCAGGTACTTCTCCGGTTCCTAGCGAGGCGAGCTTTACCGCTAGTGTGTTTAATGCCCCCGGCGTTATCACCTATGTGTGGAACAAGAATGGAGCCTTCGTAAGTAGTAGCGATAACTACACAATCACCGCGCCTACTTCGATCCCTTCTGAAGCCGATAGCATCGAACTCATTGTCTACGAGGATGCAATCGAGATTGCGAGAGACTCTGTCTTTGTGATCTATACACAAGACGGATCAAATGCTATTCAGGTAGTAATGGATAACTCCAGTCACGCTATGCCTGCTTCTGTTAATGGCGTCATCCAAACGTACTTTGGCTCTGGCTCAACTATCCGAGTCTATGAAGGCGCTACGGAAGTTCAGTATGACGGTCTGGGTGCAACACCCGGAACTTACTCTGTTTCTGTTCTTGGAGTCTCGCCAGTGGCCTCGCTATCTGTCGGGTCTATAAGCGACGCCGGGTCTTATGCACTCCTTGGCCAACACTCAGCAATGGACTCTAACGTAGATGTTGCAACTATCACACTGGAAATCATTGGTCTGACCTTTGCTGGAGACTCTTTCTCTCAAACAGTGACTCAGACGATCTCAAAGGCAAAAGCCGGAGCAGATGGTGCCGATGGTGCCAATGGAGCTGACGGTTCAACAGGCGACAGGACAGCAACAGGCCTTTTGTACTTCAATACGTACTCAAGTACTGCCCCTGCAACTCCTTCCGCCAGTGGTTTTGATTTCAGCACAGGGGTCTTTACAGGTCTCTCTTCGGGGTGGTCAAGAACGCCTCCTGGTATGTCAAGCTTGCCCACAATCAGTAACCAACTCTGGACTTCTGAGTTCTATGTTGTTCAACCTGACAGTGGAGCTGTAACAATCAGCTTTACAGCCCCTAACGGGTCTACTGTGTTCCCCAGCGATATCCAGTCCGACAACTTTGTGGCTGGGTCTTCAGGTTGGAGAATCAGGAGAAACGGTGGTTCAGCTGAATTCGGCTCAGCCAGTATTCGTGGTCAGCTTACCGCCAGCCAGCTAATACTAGACACTGGCAGGCTGGCAACTTCTGGCAACTCTCTAACCATCAAATCAGGGGGTATATCCTCGCCGTATCTTGCGTCTGACGCGGCCACTAACGCGGCCTTTAACCGGAGTGGATCCATGAGCACTGGGCACAATGGGCTCGCTACTACTTGCATCCTCCCTCAGCCAGCTGGCACTACTGCAGACATTATCGTGATCTGGAACTTTGAACAGAGTTATCCAGACGGCCCCGGAGCTCAGTGGGGATATAAAGTCACCATGGATGGAGCCACAACTCCTGGCAGTAGCCGTAATTCACCACTGATGATTGCAGTCAATGACCACCCCTCTGGCACTGTTGTTTGGACAGACAAGTATACTTCCAGTGCAACGGATCGTACTGTTCTGCTTTACTGGTACAGCGCAGCTGGTGGTGCAAGTACTATTTCGGCTTACGGTAACCTAACCGCATTCATAAGGTATAAATAAATGAAAACATACTTAATTTACATAACATCAACTGGAAAGATTTGTTCTCAAATCGAGTTAGGGGGGGACCCACCGGGTCTTCCTCCTGAGGTCAGCTTTCTGGAAATCCCAGAGCCACTGGAAAACATAGATCTTTTCATGGTAGACGTAGGGGAGGTTGTACCCACCACCCTTCCGATACCAAATATTGCTTGGGATGCAGCTATGCAAAAAGTGCATTTTAGGCTGTCTAACTCCGACTGGTCTCAGATTGGGGATACTCCTGCTAACGGGTATGCTTGGGCGGTCTATCGATCTCAGCTGCGAGCTATCCCCTCTTTGTACTCCACACCAGAGTCCATTGTTTGGCCCGTTGAGCCCTCCACGACTATCTCTGACAAGATAAATTTTGAGCGTTCTCGTCGTATTGTTCAGGGGGTAGCGGTCTCTGTGGCTGGCTATCCCAACACGATACACCTACGAGGTTTGCCCTCAGATATCCAGACTATTCAAGGTCTGCTGTCAAGAGCAAAGATCAGAGTAGATAGCAACGACACAACTACGAATGTCTTTCGAGACATGAACAACGTAGACCACGCACTGACACCTGCCCAGATGGTAGACCTCGGTGTTCAGGCCATAGACTGGGTAGAGCAAGTATTCATTGACTCTTGGGCACTCAAAGCTATGGACCCGATCCCCGAAGATTACACAAACGATATTTATTGGCCCTAAGGAGAAACCATGAACAAATTTAGCGCACGATCAAAACAACGACTACGAGGAGTCAAGGCTCCTCTTGTGAAAGTGGCGAACCGCGCCATTCAGTTGTCCGCAGTAGACTTTGGAATCACCCAAGGTCTGCGAACCCTTGAACAACAGCGACGGTATGTCCAGGAAGGCCGCTCCAAGACAATGCGATCACGCCATCTGACAGGTCACGCGGTTGATGTTGTAGCCCACCACGAGGGGGTGTATACGTACGAGCCCTTTGAGCTCTACGTTGACATTGCTGAAGGTTTTCGAAGAGCTGCTATTGAGTTGGATGTTGAGGTAATGTGGGGCGCTTCCTGGCTCCGCCCCCTCAACGAATACTTGAGCGCTCAGTCAGCGATGGACGACTACGTCAAGGCTCGCCGAGCGGAGAACCGTAGGCCCTTCATGGACGGACCGCACTTCCAACTGACATGGAGGTCTCACCCAGAATGACTACGGATGAATGGAGAGGTAACCTGATTCGTCGAATTGATAATCTTGAGATGCGGAATCAAGAATTGCTGAACCGAATGGTTCAACAGGAAATCAAGTCCGCAACAGACAAACTTAACACTTCGATGGTTGACACACGCTTGACCAACATTGAGAACAGTCTCCGATGGATCTCCAGGGGCTTTGGTGCCGCTGTCATCGCTTACGTGGCTCAATTCGTTCTTCAAGGAGGGCTCTCAGTTGTTCAATAAATTAGAAAGACTAATCTGGTTGGTTGTGCTAGTCTACGTGTCGCTGATGGCTCTGCCCGCAACTCTCTGGTATAAGCCTGGAGACCTCTTCGTGGCTGACAGCTTAGTCGGTGAGGATATGGTCCTCGGTTACGATGGCGGGGTTGTTGTCCAGACCCAAATCAAGTACTCTGTTGTAGTCCGAAACGTCATCACGAACGAGATCGAGATGGAAGACGCTGGTGGACCTTTCGAGTACAAACTAGAAAGCATCAGGCCAGATCCTTTGCTCATGTCTTGGTGGTCGCCTCGAACTTACGGCGACGGAAAACGGCTTGCTGAAGGTGTCTATCGCTTGAAGACTTGTTGGACGATAACGTCACCAATGTACGGTATACTACCGCCAAAAACAACCTGTGCGGAGAGCAACATCTTCAGAGTCCATCGAAATGAAAAAGACATTTAAACGAGAACTAGGTCTGGTAATGTTTTTGTGGTTGGTTTATATCACTGAGACAAAGGAGATTCAACTTGTTTCGACCCTCGCTCCACCGATTTTTCTCTATATTGCTTTTGCTATGGGTGCTGATGTTTACAGCAAGCTGCAGCAACCCGGTTCTCGGCCTTCTAACAGGCGGTGGACCGAACGTGGCAGCGAACACGCAAGTAGGGAAGACGAACAACCAGACGATAGGCAGCTCTAAGAACACGGAGCAAAGCATCGTTCGACCTCAAGCTAGAGACATCAAACAAACCTCCGACACCAATAGAGTTAGTACAGAATCCGTTGAGACTCTTGTAGTCAATGAGATTCCTCCTTGGCTCGTTGGTTTGTTTCTATTGCTCTTCGTTGCTTGGTCGTACCTTCTTTGGAAGCTCCCCTCACCTGATGAAATCTGGAAAAAGAAAAAGTAGACTGGCCCTTCGGGGCCTTTCTTTTCAAACTGGAGAGAGGTAAAAAAAAAAAAAAAAAAAAAAAGAGGCCGCAGAGCACAATGCTCCACGACCCCCCGTCACTAGATAGTCACTGACCTAAAAAAGGTAGCGTAGTTGTCGATAGTAGAACCCTCCAAACCAGGAGCGGTGTTGATTTCCAGAACATAGGCTTCACCATGCCGCTCATTGTAGATGACGTCCACCGCACCGAAGTCAAGGTCCCTCATCGCTGCAGTCGCACGAATTGCCTGGTAGATAACATCTTGAGGAACTTCGATATCGTTACGAGCAAAGATGAAGCCGTTAGCGTGATTCCGAACCTGAAAATCAACTTGATCATCAGGGACTTCAATACGTCTTAGCTTCTTCTGAACATCGATCACCGAGAAGGGGCCATCAGCCCGTCCTACGTGGATTCGAAACTCACTAGCTTTCTTGACGTACTTGACCAGAAGAGTTCCGTCGCGCACACCGTCTAACTCACGTTCATTTGTGATCTTGACGATGCCTTCCCCGCTGTGTCCAGCGAGAGCAGTACGAGCAAACACTAACTGGTTCTCTCGCTCCTGAAACCAACTCCTCGCCACGGCCTTGTCAGTGGTCCAGTCAGGAGTCCGCGCAGGTTCTGCTGAACTGCTGTTTCGCTCAAAGAACATCCGCTTGTTTGAGGCAGAGCGAACGGCTTCCGGGTGGTTTAGAAGTTTACCCAACCCCCGAGTGTGTGACTCAGGTAGATCGGTAGACCCCCAGTTGATCAGCGTCTTGTTTCGTGAAGGACGGAAACGCGAATTCTCACGTCTGATCAGTCGCCCTTCTAGCGCCTCTGTCAGAGCCCGTGCGCTACGTGACCCTGCGCGGTAGGGGAAAACAAAAGTAGTAGCTACCATCTTACTTCCAATCAGTTGAGTAAACCCAGTATTGCGTGTCGCGGATACCGTTGTAGATTTTTTCTTCGTAGCCAGGAACAGCCCGAATCAGTGCTGCTTCTTTTCCACCCCCGAAGATAATATCGATTGCGTTCTCGATACCTCCTGCGCTGAAGGCACTGAGTAGATCTGAGGCATCACTGAAGGAAGCATGAGTCTCCCGCAGCCGCGCCAGAATATCTATCCACTCAAGGATACTACCCGGTGTAGTGGGTGTTTCCATCGCCCGGAACTCGAGAGAACCGTAACGAGAGAGAGCGTTCAGATTCATAGCCGCGTAACGGATATTATCTGAAGTCAAGGAATCAAAGTTTTTGTTCACGAAAGCCCGATGCAGAGCTGTACTAATGTACTCAGCATCCGCCAAACGAAGACAGAACAAATTCCCAACGCGGTCTTCACCAAATCTTTCGGTGAGAACCTCTTCAAAGGCGTAGTAGGCAGCGATCACCGTGCCCAGCTGCCTGATTGTCAAGTCCTGACAGTTGACGTGTACGTGAATACCCGCCCGCATGGACCTACGGATTTTTCCTCCCGACTGTTTAATGTTGTTGTAAAGATCTTGGACTGCCTTCTTCGCAGCGTCTAGACTCACTGGTTGACGTAGGACATACTCAAGAGCGCCACTACCGCGAAGAGAGCCGTCCCTTGTTGCATTCCAGTTGGGGAGATCCTCGGTTCGTGGAGAACCCTCCACCTCAACCTCCACCCCAAACGTACCCTTGGTTTCAATCAAACCAAAGACCTCTCGTACCTTTTTATCGAGCAATGTTTTCTTCTCCTACGACTTGCGACAGCTCCTCAATGAGGAACATTTTATCGGTGTTTAGTTTGAACTTATCGGCCTTGTCAACCTTGCCAACGACGTTCCCTCGGTACGCCAACTTGAAATGCTGAGTGAGAGCGAAGTAGCGGCTGAAGGCTGTAGCGACCCCTTTCTCTTCAACGTCCTCAAACAATGCCCCAAGATTGGAAGGGAACATCGAGCAGATTGTGTCTGACAAACGCTTGCTGTTAGTGTTCAGCCACCCGGTAGAGACCCCCGCTACGGAGCCCTCCCTTGTGAAGTTCAGCTGCGAGCTTCGGATACCCTGTCGGTACTCTCTCCGCAGTGGTGCCCTGGTGATGAACTTTGTCGGCCCCTCAAGGGGGTTAACATAGCCGAAGCGGCCTACCTGAAATTGCAAGTCTCCGCTAACACCCACCGCGCTGATGGCTACCCCTTCTGAGTCCCGACCGATTTGGTGGATAGTCGCTCGGTCGAGACGATTCGAGCCGCCGTCAGGCTCTATGTGGTCGATCAGCATCAGCTGACCCAACGTCTTGTTGAACATGTAGGTGCCCTGCACCCGGCTCACAGCATAGCTCAGATCGTTGTTAAACATTAATGATGCTCTCCCTGATAGCTTGATCACTGATGTGATCGAAAAGTGGAGACTCAATCAAGAATCTCGGTGTCAGTTGAACGTTACCCCCGAAGAGGTTGACCTTCTTGTCAAACTTGGTTGTACCAGACATCAACGCTCTGATCCCTTGAACTGTTCGATCGAATACCGTCACGATCAGATCGTCGGAATTCAACCACTCGTTACTCAGTGTGCGATACTCCATCCCATAGGGCTTCGGGCGGAAGGCACCAGCCTTGCCGTAGAGCTCACGACGTTTCTTTGGCGGGCTGTCGTCCCGAACCTTGAGACCAGGACCCTCCCAACCGAGAGAGCTCTGACCAAGATAGTGGTCTAGCTGGGCCGCAAGCACCTGACACTCCATCATGTGCTCCGGTGAGAAGGCATCAAAGTCAGCACCCCACCCAATGTGAACATGGCCCCCTCCAGACCGACAGTTTTCCAGGAGGGAAGAAACCACAGGTGCTGGGTTAGCAACCCCTGTGTAGGCGGAGAAGTCAGGTTCACAACCAAGCTCCAGCGCCTCTTCAGGCTGTTCCTTCATCTCCTTTGCCCCGAAGTTCACAAGAGCTTTTGCGTGGAGCTCGTAACGGGAACCAACCATCTCCTGCAGTTGAGCCATGACAGCGCGGATGTTGCTCAAGAACTCCTTTGAAGTCCGTGAGGGATCAATCCCAAATTCCAACGCCATACCGTCGACTTGAACCATGCCGTGCTCAACAAGGTGTGGTGCTTCCTTTGTCCCTGGAATCATTCCGTAGGCAGAGACGTAGCGGCTTTCCTTCGTATCAAACATGAAGACTTCAGGGTCGCAACCCAGGAAAAATTCGGTACCTTTGATCTTAACCATTATGCGGCTCCTTCTTGTTTAAATTCAGCTGCGCAGAGAGCACACAGGGGTGTCTCCTTGTCCAGCCAACGTATATCGCCTTCTTTGTGCTCATCGAAACTCAGATTGTCCTGACACAAGGAACAACCGTACTTGGTATGTTTATCAAACTCAGTTGCGTCCTTGAAGCTGACGTCAACCCAACCAGTGTCGAAACTCGTTACGTTCGAGTGAGTAATGCCCTTAAACTGCCGGTTACCACCCCCAGAAACCCCACGGTGATTGTTGTTCTGGGGAATGGTAAAAACCTTGGGGGTGATCTCCCTTTCTTCCACAAGCTCCACCTTAGGCTCGATCTGGAACTTCATGTAGGTGTGAGCGGGTATCTCCTTGACCTCCTTGAAGATTGCTGACTGCCGAGCCTTTGCCGCTGCAACTGACAGCATCCACTGTTCGCTTGCGTAGGCGTAGGCCGTCTTTGAGGCGTTGTGAGCAATGAACAACGGACGCTCACTGTTGCGGTAGATATTGAAGGACTTCTCCTTCGCGTTCCACCAAGTGAGGGCCATGGCACCCTTGGCAGTCTCCACGATCTTATCGATGGACCACCCCTCGGCAAGAGCCCGGAAGATCTGTTCTGAATCAGTCTCACCCTCCTCGTTGTCAGGAAGTTGGTGGAGACCGCCGGAGAGAGTTCCGTTGTGGCAACCCACAATGTGCTGTGCATGGAAGGGGTGAGCGTTTGTCTCGCTCGTGGCCCCAATTGTCTTTGCACGGTTGTGCCCCATCAAAAAGCTGATGCTGCTTTCAAAGGCAGACTTATCAAGTTTACCATTGCTTTCAAACACTTCTGGGTACTTCCTGAAGAGAGATGAGGGGTGCCCGACGGCCTTGAACAGGTCGACCCGACCATCTTTTCCGTTGTATTTTGAAGAACGAACCGCAACTCCTGTGGAGTCTTCGCCTCGAACTACATCAAGATGCAACATCCAACGGAACATGTTGATTTGATTTACATCGACGTTCTTGTCGATAATTCCTACTAGACCACACATAATTTTAACCTTTTGTTTGTTCGATAACCAGTTCAAGCGCCATGAGATTGACGCCTACTTTTGACTCTGCGTTTTGACCCCCTGACTCCAAGTTTAGTTTGCGCAGCTTCTCCGCCATTTCCGGCCAGAGCGACTTGTAGTTGCTGACCTTGACCAAAGCTTCTTTCATCCCAAGGATTGTGGGGTGTTCTGAGAGGATGCCGCTGAGGTTTCCAGAAAGCTTAGGTTTTTTGTCACCCCCTTCGCGGTACGTCCGCATCACCTTTGACAACCCGAACATACCGGGCTCAGCCAGGAACGACACCCCCCTGCTAGGGAGCTGGTATTCGTCCCTCAGCAAGTTAACCAGCCCTGAGAAATCCAAGTCAGGAAAGGGAAGGTGGTTTGTTGACATGAATTTACCTGAGGCCGCAGCGTGACCCATCAGCCTGACAGATTTATCCTTATCGATGGTGAAGTTGTTCCCTGACAAGAACATTGCCAGCAACCCCATGATAGAGACACCGAAGTCGCACTCTACGACCGCTCCGGTATTCTGAAGCCTTTCACGGAACTCGTTCGTGGTGGTTCTTGACAGCTGGAGAGCCCCGCCAACCAAGTTCCAGTCTTGAGTCAGGTCAAGGAGAAAACCAAACTCTTTGATGACGTCAATATCTTTTTCTTCAAAGACAACGGCCCAGGGCGACTTGTTCACAAGCCAACCAACAAGGGTTTCAACTCCAGGGGCCTCGATGACCTTGGGGTCAGTCATGACAACACAGTAGTCCCACCCGTTCGACTTATTGTCTTTCAGAAAACGGAACAGCCCAGCATGGCAGGCCCCCGCCATATCAACACTCCGCCCATCGACGTTGAGTGCCGCATACTTGACATTGCTGCTGGAGCTCTGCAGAGGCTCCAAGATCTTTTTATTCTTGTACGTTTCGATATATTCAGCCATAACGACTCTCTAGTTTGGTAAAAAAGCCCCAGCGGGTGCTAGAGCTTTCTTATCGGTTGAAGTTTGTGATACCCAACAATCTTGAAGGGCTTAAACACAGCTTGTCGTGAAGACACAAAAATAGTCGCCTGATTAAAAAGGATCATCAGGCTACCGTCTTCCAGTTGTGCGGAGTAGATAACGGTGTACTCGCTACCGTCATCAAACTCCACAATATCGCCACGCTTCAGTGTTGCGTAGTCTCTAAACGATGTTTCTCGCATAGTTGCGAACCTCTTCGAGAGAACCCACCGGGTTCCCATCGATGATGAGGATCGGGAGTGATTTGATACCCCCTAGATCCCCTTCATACTCTGTTATATCCACCATTTCAAAGGGGATTTCTGCCCTCTCAAGATACCGTTTACCGATATCACACTGAGAGCAGTAAGGAGTCTTCCTAGTTACAAGTACAACTCCCATGATCAAGCCTCGCACGCTGTACAGCTAACCAAATCCCTCGCAAGTTGTTGCGCAGGGCTAGTGGAACGCTGGTAGTATAGAGACTTAAGACCAAGAGACCAAGCTGTGATTAGCAACTCGTGGATGTCCTTGGCGGGGGTACTTGGGTGGATCATTAGATTCAGAGACTGGCCCTGATCAATGAACTGCTGGCGATCTGAAGCCTGAATGACTAGCTCCAGCTGGCTGATCTCGCCAAAGGTCTTGAAGACAGCCTTCTCATCCTCAGATAGGAAGTCTAGGTGTTGTACAGAGCCGTCCTTGATGAGGATGCTCCGCCACACACTATTAAGCCAGACAGTCCGCTCTGGCTCAGCCTTACCCGCTGCGTACTTCTCTTCCAACAACTTCTTTAATTCTGGGTTGCGGAAGGTGTACTTCCCCTTTGCCAGATCCTTGGTGAAGTAGTTAGAGTTGAGAGGTTCGATGCTGGGTGATACCTGACCCAACACAAAGCTGGAGCTGGTGGTTGGTGCTACAGCCATCAGTGTGGCGTTTCGGAGGCCTGTACCCTTTAGCAGCTCAGGTTCTCCAAAGAGTTTAGCCATCTCTCGAGAAGCAGACTTTGTGCGCTCGTCAATGACCTTGTGAACTTCAATGTTAAGCTCACGAGCCTCTACAGATTCGAAGGGCAACCCACGGCTCTGATAAAGGGTGTGCAGCCCCAAGGTACCAATACCGATTGCTCGGTGCTCACTAGCAGCCTTGTTGACAGACTCCATGAACTTAATACCTGTTGTCTTACGGACATACTCTTCAACAACACAATCGAGGAAGTAGGTGTAGACTTCAACTGCGTTAGTTATTACCCACTCATCAAACAGGGCGAGATTCATGGAGCCCAGAACACAAACGAAGCTGATGTCTGTGTCACTAGGCTGCATGATCTCGGTGCAGAGGTTGCTGCTCAGAATTGTCAACCCTGCGTCTTTGTAGTGCTTTGGAGCAGCCTTGTTAACGTTGTCTTTGAAGAACAGGTAAGGATAACCTGTCTCTCGACGTTTACTAATTACAGCGGCCCAAATCTTTCGCTTCTCAGGATCACCCTCAAGCATAGATTTCAACCAGTCGTCACCTACACACAATCCAAAGCTAAGGTGCTTGATATAGAAACCGTCCTCCTGAATTCGCAACACCTCATAGATGTCAGGAGAGTCGATCTCGTAGTAGACTGCGCAAGCGCCACGTCTCACCCCACCCTGACGAACCGTCTCAACATTCGACTCAATGAGTGAACTGAAGTGAACGGCCCCGTCAGCGGTAGAGCTAGTCCCTCGAATGGGCGAGCCACGAGGGCGAAGTCGACCAAGGTAAGCCGAAGTCCCTGCCCCGTGTTTTGTTTGCATCCCGATCTCAGCTACCTTCTGAAGGATTTCTCCCATGTCATCGTCGATTACAACATTGTTGCAGCTGACGGGTAGTCCCTGATCGCGACCATAGTTAGCTAGGACGGGTGAAGCGAAGCTATAGAAACCCCGACCAGCGTACTCAAAGAAAGACTTCGAGATCCCGCTAGCCTTCTCACGTGTCATCCCCATCCTCAACAGTTCGTCGTAGAATTTGTCAGCCATGAAGGAAACCCGAGTTTCGATGTCTTCTCCGTCTTGTAGATACCCCTTCGACAAGAAGTCCCTACTGTCTTTGTTTGCCCATTCGAATGTCATTAAAATATGTCCTCTGCCGTTATCGGCTTATCTTTCTTGGAGTACTCCGTGGGTTTCTTGTGGAAGAAATCGGTCATGTTGTTGCCGTAAGTCTCCTCCTCCATCCACAGAGTCTCTGTAATTAGGTGTGCTTTCTCTGGATCAGTGCCGATGCCCTGGAAGCCAATCATTTGCATAGACTCGTTCAGTCGATCTGCAATGTAGACTTTCAAGATATCGCTTGACAGGTGTTGATCCGTGTAGCCTTGCAAGATCCAATCGATAACTTCACACTCCGATTGGAAGGCCACCAAACACTCTTCTCGTACCCGATCTTCCAGCTCCTTGTCAAAGAGTTCTGGGTACTCCTCTCGCAGCTTGTTGATGAGGAACATACCGATCTGAGCGTGTAGAGTCTCTTCAGAACGAGTATACTGGATTTGTTGTGCAGTATCCTTCAAGACTCCGTCAAACCGGTTGAAGTGCATGACAGTGTAGAACTGGCTGAACAGTGATACATTTTCAACGAACAACGTGAAGAGGCAGATCGCGTAGATGTACTGCTTTCGATCATCTTCGTAGACCTTGTCATTGTACTTTTGTAGATACTGAACTCGACCAGCAACTACTTTTTCTTCCAGGTTCTTTTCAAACACCGCCTCGAGACCGAGAGAGGTGATCAGCTTCTCGTAAGCTTGATTATGAATGACCTCGTTGTTGGCCATCACAAACCCCAGATCAACCATCGCGGGGTGTGGGAGGTTCTGTCCTAGTTTACCCCAGAACGTCTTGACAGCCACCTCAATTTGCCCAATGGCTGAGAGAGATCTGATGATCACCATCTTCTGTTCAGGTGACAACTCACTATGAAACTGGTTGTAGTCAGAACGGAAGCTAAACTCGTTTGGAGTCCAGTGCGATGACCAAATAGCATCAATGAACTTTTGTGTTTCGGGGTAGAGATTTGGTTTTCGTGATACTTGATGGTCAAATAGACCCATTTAGTTCTCCTGCTGGTATCCTTCGACTGGTGGAGCTTCCAAGCAAAGGACGTATTGATTCAAAAAATTTCCGGTGTTAGGGTTGCTCCAACGGATTGTCCGTTTAAACCCTAGTCGAGCAAGCGCTTCTTTCCAACCCCTCTTAAGCTTCTGGTCAGTAAAGATCATTTCCAGGGCAATCGTCTTTCGCGTTGGAGGCACCCGCTGGTTACTTGAGTACCGCAGACAGAGTTGTCGGAGGTTTTCTTCGGTCTGCTCCGAGTGTGCGGGTATGTTGTGGAGGTGGTGCATTCCGCAGCATAACCCGCCGTGACTCTTGTATTTGAAAGCCATATTTATCTCCTAAGATAAGAAACACCATAAACCGATGTTTTCATTGAGTAACCATGCAAACTTCTCGTCACCATAGAGGAAGTAAGCGTTCAGGATTTTTTCATACCCCAGTTCGGTGATTTGGAAGAAGCGCAATAACGCTTCCTCCGAGAGGCAGTCTGGCCTCACTGGTCCACCCGCCTAGTCCCGAACCGCATACGCCCTGTGGAGGTTCGGTTGAAAGAATCCTTGTAAGCCTGAATTTCCTCTGCGATCTCAAGATTACCTGGTTCGTGGTCGTAGGCCTGAAGGACAATCGACTCAGCAAAGTCAACTATGCCATCTTCGTCGAAGCGGAAACGGATCAGCTCCCACAGTTCGCCGCGGGCTGTTTGGGGTTGCGTCTCCGCCTCTGCGACTACTTCAACTGTGATGTTCAGTTGCTCCTGCAGAAGCACCGATTCTTGCACGGTCAGGTCGGTGGTGTTCATCGGGTCTTCCAGTTGAGCGTTGAACAACAAGTTACAGTAGTGCGAAGAGTTTATGTTCTTCCACCGAGCGATTGTTCGCCAACCGTCGTCGAACAACATCTGCGCGTTCTGGGCGTTTGCCAGCTGCGCGTTTGTTACAACTCCATAGGCTGCCACCTGCAACCCTGAAAAGTTGTTACGGTCATTGAGCATAGCCCCCCGGAGCCGATCACGACTTGGGGTGTAGTCGCCCCCAAAGCCTTCAACGAGTTTAAGGCCGCAGCAAGGGGTGTCTGTTATGTTTGGCATGTTTTATCCTTTTCATGCTTTAATGTTACCTGGTGGTTTTTCTTTTTCGGAAGTGCATATACGACTCGTGAATCGCCGACACAGAACACCGTGTGCCATCAACTAACGTAAATCGATCCAACCTCACGTCATAAAAAGGCATTGTTCGGTTGGCTCTTGTACTAAGCTGATGGACGTTCACCGTTATTCCGCCCGCTATCAACGCAACGTCATTAGGTATTTCAACTAGATAGACTTGCGCGTGGGCACAAACCAGTCTATCAGGGCCGATGACGTACTCTAAGAATTCCTTGAACGTCATTGCGAGCTCCTAGAGGAAGGCGAGTACAAGACCCAGAACTATAGAGAAGCCAAGTGCAACCCAGATCACCAAGACCCAATTGATTGGCAGTGGTGGTGGTGGCGGTGTTGGTTTCTTCAGCGGGATTTCTTTCCATTTAGCCATTATTTTTCCTAGCTTTCAATTTCATCCAGATTGATTGGTCTGAAGTTGGTTTTTTCAACGCAGACCGAGAGGTAGGGGCCTTCAGGGGACCCGTTGTCGTGAGTGTGGCCGTGGACGTTTATACCCCCAGCCGAGATAACCCTTTCGCTTAATGAAGATTCGTGCACAGGAACGTGCGAGAAAAGGAGGGGACGAGTATCCCAAACCCTCCAAAGCATTACTTTCTTGAACCAACCGCCTCTGCTGAGGTCCTTCACATCATCATGGTTTCCCAAGATTAGGCGTTTAGACCCTTTGAGGCGAGACATCACCTTAGCCTTACGTTCTTGGTTATTCGGACCCAGAAAGACATCACCGAGGTGATACACGATGTCTCCTTGCTTGACGACAGAGTTCCACTGCTCAATCATATGTTCGTCCATCTCTTTGGCTGAGTTGAATAGGCCAGAACGAGTAGCGGACCACTTCAGTATGTTTTCATGGCCGAAATGGGTGTCGGATACAAACCAGTAGTTACGCGGCATGTTTAGTCCTGATTAGTGCAACCACCTTCGCTGTTGATCGCCAGCCAGTGGACCGCTCTTCCAAGAAGGCATACTCGAGGTTGCGACCTGAGAGGCCAAGGACAACATGGAGAGCACCTTCTCCCGGTCTACGAACTATTGATCCCACCTTGATATCATGAGAGACCTCTGGCGGGTCGACCAGAACAAGCTTATGATGGTGAAGTATCTTTTTCTTACCGCCATTAATGTCTACCAGCTTCACTAGACCTGTAGAGTTACCGATAAACCCCGTGGCTACGTATACCGTTGAGCCGTCCCATTCTCTCACAATATCACCTGGGTTGAAAAGTCTTCTATTCCGCATGTTGTCTTCCTCCGTATTCCGCGTTCATGATATCGCGGTAAATTGGTTGTGCATCGTGGTATGTGCTCTTCCTGAATAGCTGGTAACGTGCCATCCAGAAAGCTAGTGTTCTTTGGTCATCGGCCTGGAAAGCGTCGTTCATCAAACGACACAGTTTCTCATAGCCGTTACGCCTCATTGCAGGCTCTGGTATCAGCGACATCTTAGCCCAACGCCTTGGAGTAAGCCGTCTCGGAAGCCTCGTAACCGAAGCGCTCAAACAGCTTACCAGCTCGAGTGCCGTTGAGAGCGCTGAGAACCGTGAAGTCTGCTCCTTTGTCCGCAGCCCACTCTTCAAAGGCCTCAACTACCTCACGGGACTTTTTCAAACCGATTGGCTTGCGACTGTAGAAGCCTTGCTCCTGAGCGATCGCTAAGTTGAACAACCGGTTGTCAAAGGCCAAGCCAACGAAGAAGCCCACAACAGTTCCTTCCTTGTCGTCAACAAAGACTTTTGCAAAGACGTCAGGGTCATCATTGTTTGAGTTGTCCATCAGAGCCGCGAAGCTCATTGGGTTCAGGCTCCCCTTCCCCCTAGTGTATTGGTTTTTATTATAAAACTCCATTGCCAACTCAGTTACAATCCTGAGATGCTTCTTGTCATACTGCTTGATACTGATCATATGTCGATCTCCACTTCAAATTCATCGGCGTCCTTTTTACTTTCTACTTCCAACATTCTACCTGTAACCCTGTCGTAGGTGCAAGCACCCGCTAGACCTGTGTTACCAGTCTTACGGTCTTTCAGAAGATAGATCTTTGTCCTGTGTCTGACTTCAGGATTTTCAGCCAGCTTGTTTCGTGACAGAGCAATGGTCTGGAAGCTGACTTGCTTCAAGGAACCAGAACCCTTCAGGTCGTCTTCAGTTATCGGAGCTCCTGTCTCGAAAGACTCTTCTCCTTGACGGACTTTACGTAGGTGAGAAACTACACCAATCCACACGTTATGCCGTTTAACGACCTTGAGGAGGTCCGACATGAACTTGTCGATTGCTTGGTTGATGTTGCCGTCTTCCGTCTCTGAGACAGCGATTGTGATGTGGTCCAGATAAATCAGCTTGCAGC